CCGGACTGTCCGGCACTTCTGCCGTTCAGCCCAGTTCAGTGGTATATTACGTTAGTAGTAGAACGGGTCGCGAGACCTTTACTTCTGCTAGTCGCTATTTTGCTGCTGCAACGTTGGTATCCGGACTTCGGAAACGCTATATTGGACCATCTGTGGTTCCAGGCACAACTTCCGAAGCTAGGGCACTGAAGGCCCTCAACGAGTTTGTTGAGGATAACCAAAAGTGTTACCAGTATAGCAAGGACTCCACTCTCACTCGGCAGAACGGATTCGTCCTGTACGTTAGGGGTCAAGTGAGATCCTTGCTTGCTGACGTTTTTGATCGTGTTACTCCTTCGGGCTTTTGGGCCCGTATGGTAGTCGGCGTACATTCTGGTCCCGGATCTTCTACTCACGTAGAAGGGGACGCAGGATCGTACGGAAGGTTAGGAAATTCAGCAATGTCTTTCTCAACCCGAGCCGCACGGCGCATGTACATTAGTTTATGTGAATGTGCCACATCTTCTTTAGTCTTAGCTGCTGAAAAATCTAGGCAGCTGTTGTACGGGAATGATGACACGTTAGGTTCATACGCAACTTTCTGCTCCGTTCCGAAAACGAACGAGAAGAATAGAGGCATCTGTACGCAAGCTTCAGGAAATATGGCAATACAACTCGCCATACATTCCACTTTAGTGTGGGTCTTGAAGTTGTTCTTCCGTATAGATCTTGAGAACCAACAAGAGTTAAATCGCGAACTTGCGTATTTAGGGTCGTTTGGTCCTACGCACGGTGAAAGCCGTACGTGGATTTTATGTACTCTTGATTTGCATTCTGCGAGTAACTTTCCTTGGAGTCTGATCACTGATCTTTTTCCTCGGTGGTTCGTTTGGATCCTGGCAATAGCTCGTTCCCCATTCATGGTGCTGCCTAACGGCACACGTGTGCGCAAGCATATGTGCTCCACGATGGGTAATGGGTTTACTTTTGCCTTGATGACTCTACTCCTGTCTGCTATCGTAAAAGTCCTATATAAGGAGGGTAACCTCCCCGAATGGGACTCTATCCGTGGTCGCCCTGTTAAAACTTGGGGCGTGTACGGAGACGACATCATAGTAGATAAGAGCGTCGTTAATGCACTCATTAAGGTATTGACGGCGTTTGGATTCACCATAAATACTCGTAAGAGTTGTACCGAGTTTAGGCTTGGTGCACCTACTTTCCGCGAAAGTTGCGGAGGTGATTTTATGGATGGATACGACGTTCGGCCCGTGTTTGTTGAAACTTTGCAAACACAAGCTGACATTTACTCAATCCTGAACCGTTTAGTGATGTGGGGTGTAAAACACTCCATTGACCTTCCCCGGACCGTGGCATTGCTGCGTAGCCGGATAGGACCTAAAGAGTTCAGGGTTCCCAATTGGGAAGATGTCAGCCATGGGTTTCACGTTCCGGTAGCGCTAGCGAGACCTTCAGAACAGCCTCATGGCTTTCTTAAGTCTGTTTTAGCAGGAACGCAATCGAAAGGTCGCGTTTATTCTTGCCTAGCGCCTGTGCCTATTAGCAGATCAGTTCTCACTGAAAGGACTGAAAAGGCACAGGTATCGTCACTTATCCCCTGGGACTCACCATGTTTGCACGCCTACAGTCAGAGCGACTTTAGTGTTGTGTTGCATTGGACGAGAACCAGGGAAGTACGATACAATCCCCGACATCCGAATATGCATGCTCTTTTGTTGCATACCCTCGGAGGATCGATACGTGAAGGACGATATGGTGTTCGCCGCTGTGGCGCCACCGTATATACTGAGAAGCAAAAGTACGCCCCTGGATGGGGCGACGCATCACTTTTCACCTCGAGATTTACCATTTATAGGCAACTATCTTTGGTCGAGGCAGCACCTTACAGGCTGTGGGAACAGTACGTACTTCGGCTGCATACAAAGTCCCCTTTGAGATTCGTCTCATTGGATCCTCGTATACGTCAAGTCCGTCCGCACTTTGTTAGGATGTAAGGTCTGCCAGTTTTGCTAACTGGCTGCTGAGTATGGATACAAACCGCTGG